TTCCTATTTGATTCATTACTCCACTTCCAAGGTTAAACATACCGCCACCTTGTTGTGGTGCTACTGGCATAGGTTGTTGTGGTGCTACTGGCATAGGTTGTTGTGGTGCTACTGGCATAGGTTGTGGTCTAGCTACTGGGCGTGGCATTCTACCACCGCCACCACCTCTACCGCCGCCACCACCAGCTAATCTTAAATTTGCAGCATCTATGCTAGGCACACCTGTGGGTGATGGTAGGTTTAAATTTGCATAGGGGTCATAGAACCCTTGTTGCGTATCAACATCACCGCCAGCATCGTATCCTTGTATATTACGAAACATATCTAATCCTGTATTTAAACCTGAATATTTTTTATATTCTTCTGAAAGTTCACTGTATTGATTAATATTACCCTCATTTAATGCAGATTCCATAGCCATTTCTAAACTTTTTTTAGCTGTGTCTATATTTTGTCTGCCCTGTGATGGTTCATCATTATTGCTTTGTGACCTTAATTTCAAAAGAGTAGACGCTTGTTTATAAGTATCATTATCTATTGTGCCATTCATCCTAGCTTGCTCTAACATTTTCATACCATTTACAGGATCTCCTGTATAATTTTCTATAAGAGAAAGATATTCTCTTTTCTTATTACCGGGCATTAGATCAAGAATTGTCTCTCCAAAAGGCATTCTTTCAACACCACTTTGAATGAGATTAGTTATTCCACCAACAGCATCTCCAATTGGCTTACCAATAAAAGGTAATTGTTTAGCTATTTGATAACCAGTAATAGGATCTATTGCCATAACTTATCCTTGTGATGGTGTTGCTTGTCCAGCAAACGCATCCATCATGCTATACATCAAATTAGTACCACGCTCTCTATCCTCATCTAACGATGGAATCAAAGTCATGATACCGCCTTCGCCAGCTTGCATCTCATATTTGCCAGCACCTCTAACAGCTTGTCCTGTCATGACAAACTCACCATCAGAAAGCATCGCTGGTATTTCATCACTGGTTTCAGTACCTTCGCCATTGATAACGCCATTCATTCTATTGAAATCTTCCATAGCGACATTGCCACCTTCAGCATATGCCATTGGCATCATTGGTCTGCCACCCATATTATAATTCATTGGCATCATTTCACCACCCATGTTGTAGCCCATTGGCATGACTTGACCGCCCATATTGAAACCCATTTGGTCAACAACTTGAGGTGCTACTTCAGCAAGTGCTGCTAAACCTTTGTTTGGATAGGCTCCACCACCGCCAGCATAATTCATTACTTCACCGCCATATCTGGCTTGCATTGGTCTGCCACCACTTAACTCAGGCAAAGTACCAGCTGGTAATAAACCAAATTCAGTAGGATTAGGTGCTTGTTGACCCATCCTTCTAGCAATCTCAGCTTCTATGTTGTATCTGCCTGTCGCATCCATACTGGTCAATGGTGTCATCTGCACACCTTTATCTTTTTTGGTTTCATCATAGGCTAGTTTGCCTAATGTTCCAGCCAAAGCGCCAGCTCCAGCTAGACCAGCTAAACCGCCTAGACCGCCAGTACCACCGCCACCTAGCCCACCTAAAAGTTTATCTAAAAATGATTGTTGCGCTGTTCCTTGTTGTGTTCCTGTTTGTGGTTGTCCTTGCTGTGTTCCTGTTTGTGGTTGTCCTGACATGCCTCCAGCCATCTTAGCAATCATTTGATCGTAATCCATTACATTTGATGGGTTTGGAACACCCATGTTTGGAACACCCATGTTAGCCATTTGATCTGGTGTCATTCCACCTGTCAGTGTAGCCATGGCATTGTTAGCTAATGAAGGATCTAATTTTAATGCTTTTTGATAATCCATCATGGCATCTGCTGGTGTGCTTACTGTATCACCTAATGCTATTGCTCTATCCATATCTGACATTCCCATATTTGAATATGATGAATTATCACCTGACATGTTTGCATTACTTAACAAACTAGGTATGCCTCTAATAGCATCAATAGGATTCATAACAGCATTGCCAATGCCTGACAATGTTTTGCCACCAAGACTGCCTAAGCCACTTAAAAAACTACCATCACCAGCAGCTTTAATGCCAGCTATGTTATCAGTTAATTTACCACCTACAGCTAATGGTCCAAAGACTGACGCTAATGCTAATGGGTTTGCATCTCCTCTCACTACATCTCTGACAGTAGCTGCTTTTGAAATGAGAGCTGCTGGAGCCATCCAAGGACCGGGTATGAATTGAGCTACTTTAGCTATTGGGGTGACAACTTTTTTAAGGAATTTACCTATTTTCTTGAAAATACCATATTCACCCATACCTGTTTGAGCATTTAAGCTAGGTAAGCCACCAACAGTAGCTGCTTCTGGGGGAATACCAAATTGATTAAATTTTTTCTCTAAGACAGATTCAAATTCTGGATCTTCCAAAAATTCACTGGGTACAATTACTTCGCCCGGTTCTACATGTGCTAATTCAGTATCAGAGCCAGTTCCAAAACTGGCAAGTTGTTGTGCTTGTTCAAAGTAAGGCGCTTCACCTTGTTTTGATAATTGTTTAATCTGTGCCAGTGCCATTTCTCTTTCTTCAGCAGTAAATGGCGCACCACTTTCAGCTTCAGCTTGTTGCAAGAGTTGCATTTCTTCGTTTGAGACAGCGCCAGAAGGACTAGCCTGTTGAAACATATTCATTTCTTGATTAGAAATAGCACCTTTGGTTTGACCTAACATGTCCATGGCATTAGTTGCAGACATTTGATTGAGATCAGACATTCCTTGGTTTGAAATAGAGCCTGTCATTGGGTCAACATTCATTCCTGTAAATCCAGCTATTCTTCTTTGTAATTCTTCGCTTATTGCCATATTAAGTTATCGTTACTGTAACGCTCCCTATTGCTGTGGTGACACCCAAACCAGATGGGTAAGTTTGATGTTCATACAAATTCCTCAATACTGTACCATCAAACCCTTGATGAATCTCATTCGAGGTATTAAATATAATACTTCCAGTTGCAAACTGCAATTGAGAAATTTCAGTTGCATTAAAACTAGGTGTTTTGTCTGGATCAATCGCACTTAAATTTATCTCAAGTATTCTGACCAAACGATTGAACAACTCAGGCGTAAGTTCAATGCCTTGGGCTAGTGGTAATCTAGTTTGTAGCAATTTGCTCATAGTTAGCGTCTACCACTGCCAGTAATATCCATTCTAGTTGCACCTAAACGCCATTTATAATTCTTACGATCACCTACGTTGTTATCATCATCACTTTCAAATCTAAGCACAAACTGTCTGCCCCTTGCGCGCACAAAACTTTGTGTAGTAGCAGCTGTTATTTGTGAAGTTGAGTTAGTGCTAAGTGATGAGCCATTAAAATCACGTTGTTTCAAAACAATATTGACAGCACCAGTTTGGCTAGTATTTAACTCATTAATAAATTTTATGTCTGGAATGATGCGTTTAATGAAAGCTAAGTTATCGCCTTCACCAAAATCAAAGTCAGCAGATTCAATAAACACATTATCCATAGGCTCACTGTCTGCGTTAAAGCCAGACTCATGGTCATACAAATAATAAACATCACCATCAATACCTGTCGCTTGTGGTCTGTTCTGGACACCAGTGTCTAGCCAAGCATAACGTATCAAAGAACCAATACTCCAAAGGTTTTCTTCATAGTTATAGATAGCGTATCTGGATATTTCCTTGGTTCCATCTGTTAAAGATGGGTAAAAGAACCACACCTCACTAAACTCACTGTTAAGTGCAGTGTGACATTTAAAGGCTTGTCCTAAATCTAAATCTTCAAAAACATATTCTTGTACACTAGATTCTAATTTTTGCACAGCACCATTATAAAAATAGAAACCAGTTTTAGACATAAAAAATACGCCTTTAGCAGAATTGACAGCTGCCTTGGGTCCAATCAATCCAGCACCTTCGTTTATCAAATTAACTGAAAAAGTCAGTGGTGGACCTATAAAATTCATAGTATAAATTGAGTTGTCTGTCCAAATTAAAATTTCTTGCCTAGCTTTCAAGCCACCAACTATCTGCGAGCCACTGGATAAACGTAAAGATCCCGCTGTATTTGTTTTTAATGGTTCCCATTGTGTTGGTGTTTCTTGATCAGAAAAAGCAATTAACATTGGGTCAACACTTCCTGTCCTAGATCCAGATGATATTGGGTCTGCGCCCAATACAATCAAATGTCTATCAGTTTCTGAAGTAATTACCTGTAGACCTACTGTTGGAGCAAGATTTGCACCTGTCAAAGCACTTAATGCCACTGCCCTTGTATTCAAATTATTATCTTCTGTCCAATAAAAAATACCGCCACCACGAATATTCATAGCCAAATCTTCACCAAAGTTGTCGTGACTCCAGAGTCGAAGTTGATTAGATGCACTTAATGCACTAGATGAGCCAAATGTTCCAGCACCCCAAGTGCTGACACCCCAGCCAGTGCCTTCCACATAATCATCCAAACCAACATTAACTTGATATACGCCATCCACACCACTACCACCATTGCCACTGTCTGATGAATTCGCTGTAATTGTAGCGCCAGAAGTGTCTTTCGCTACAAAAGTATAGGTATCAACTGAAGGCACACTGGCTATTTGATATTCTTGGTTTAAAACCGCTGCTGTGACTACACCACCTAAACTAGCAGCGCCAGCAATAGTGACAAAATCATTGGTAACTGCACCATGGTCATCATCAGTAGCTGTAATAACAGAAGAACCATTAGAGGCAGCAAACACAATACCATTGGTGGTGGTGCTTCTTATAGGCGTTATATCATTAAAAGATGAACCAGATTCAATATAATATTTAAGTGTTGTGCCTACACCTAGGTAGCGTGTACCAGCTAGTGAAATCCATTGATGTAAAGCTCTAGCTTTACCTAGAATACTGCTGGTGCTTGATTTTACCCAACCGCCAATTTTTTCAACGCGGTTCTTTCTAAATCTGACAAGGTTAGAATCTACCCAACCACCCTCATTTGAGTAGTCTGTCTCTTCCTTGTTTACTCCAGCTTTGAAATTAAATTTAGCCAAACTCATTAGTAAACTCTCTCATTTTGTTAAAGTTTATTAGAGACTAGGCTAATCTAATAATGGCTCCAGTTGCTGTGGCGCTTGGAAAGACAACTGTAAAATCTCCCGCTGTACTGGTTTTATTCCCGCCAAAATCAATCGCTGCAAGAGCTTTATTGCCATTGGTTGAGTTATAAATTAGACAGCCTCTTGCAGTTACTGTAGCTGTTGAGAAAACTTCATCTGCAAAATCACACACAGCTGTAGTTCCACTAAGAACTGGGGTTACATTTGCAAGTGCTTGACCAGCAGCACTGTAGTTAGTGCCTGATGATTCACCAGTAGTCACATAGACAGTTGTGCCAGCTCCAAGAGTTGCTGAGGAAGTGTAGAGCGCGAGCTTAATGCTATCCGCCCCATTGGTGAGATTATGAGCCTCTACCAGCACTTCTTGTTTAAATGAGTTTGCTATAGCCGAGGTGATCGCAATGTTCCTTCTCCTTACTTTAGTTGTTTAATAATATCTGCCATGTCTTTATGCCCTTGGCTATCTAATAAACCGCGTATTGTAACCCGGTCAGAGCCTATTGCATTCTTCATTGACATTAATATTACCTGATAAACAACCTTTTGGAAAGCATGAGCTTGTTGGCGAACATGCTCAGGTGCATTTTCACTAATATCGCATATCTTTTCAGTAGCTCTTTCTGCCCAAAATTCAGGTGAATGACCACAATTATCAGTGGTAGACACCATCACTTTACCTAGTTGTATAAAACTTTCTGACATCTTATCCTTTATACGGTTCTGGAGGTAATTCTTCTTTATACATTTCTAAATTATGTTTTTTTAATTCAGCGT